CACAAGAAGAATTTCGTATCCGTGCAGAACAAGAAGCCAACAAACGTATTGAAGAACAGATTGAAAGTTTGAAACGCAGGCAAGTGCTTTGGCAAAAGAAGTACGACAGTGATGTAGCGTACCTTGTGGCACAATATGATGATCTAGCCAAGATTGACATCGAAGTAGAACTGTTGGCTCACAAAGATCTAGCTGTGTGGACCACAAGGAAACAACAACAAGATGCGTATACAGCACTTGTGGGTCGACAAACTGCTTGGAAACAAAAACAAAACAAAGACATCAGCGAGTTGGAACTAACTTATACCAATCTCAGCCATATTGATATCACAGCAGAACTACAGGCACATGTGGACTTGGCCGCTTATACACAACGAGCCAAAGACATTGCTGACCTTGAGAAACTGATTGCTAGATGTGTTGCTGACGAAGCTCGAGAACAGAAAACGATTGATAAACTACGAGTTGAAATTGAAGAACTAAAGAATCACAAGTGTTATGCATGTGGTCAAGACTTTCATGACGATAATCACGAAACAGTATTGGCAACAAAAGAGAAAGCCCTACAAGAAGCCGCACTGCAGGCATTGAGTACCAATGGTCAGTGGATGGAAAATACAGATGCATTGACTGCATTAGGTGTGCTGGGTGCAAAACCCACTACTCACTACAAGACAGAAACAGAAGCCATTCGTCACTCAAGTGAACTAGAAAACATTCAGCACAAGATTGATGCCAAACGTGCAGAAACAGATCCTTATGATGAGCAACTAGCAGAACACACGCCTGTAGAAGTTGGCACACAGCCTGTCACATACTACGATACAGAAGCACAAGCAGTTGACCATCGCAGTCGTATGAACACCCTGCTGACACAGATTGCTACCAAGGGCGAAGAGAAGGATCCTTACACAGAGCAAATTGTCGAAATGCAACAACAGGCATTGCAGACTGTGAGTTATGATACACTCAATGATCTCACAAGACTGCAAGAGCATCAAGACTTCTTGCTTAAACTGTTGACAAGTAAAGATTCGTTTGTGCGTAAAAAGATTATTGATCAGAACTTGAGTTATTTGAACTCTCGACTCACCCACTACCTAGATCGTATTGGTTTGCCACACACTGTGAAGTTCCAGAACGATTTGAGTGTGATGATTGAAGAACTAGGTCGTGAACTTGACTTTGATAACTTGTCACGTGGTGAACGCAATCGATTGATCCTATCTATGTCATGGGCATTCCGTGATGTTTGGGAAAGTTTATATTCGCCAATCAACTTGTTGTTTATTGACGAGCTTATCGACAACGGGCTAGACACACAAGGTGTAGAAAATGCCTTGGCATTGTTAAAGAAAATGAGCAGAGAACGACATAAATCAATTTGGCTTGTGAGCCACCGTGATGAACTTGCAGGACGTGTGGAAAACATTCTAAAAGTTGTCAAAGAAAACGGCTTTACCAGCTACAACACAGACATAGAACTGGCATAAATTTTTAAAAATCAACTGTAAGGCATAACTATAGAGCAAGGATAAATCGCATACAACACATGACATGGCTATATCAAGATACCCCAATTGAGACGTTGCCCGAAGAGTGTGTTGGATTTGTTTACTTGATCACAAATAATCTCACTGGACGCAAGTACATAGGCAAAAAATTAGCAAAATTTAGCAAGACAACATACAAGACAGTTAAGCAAAAGAACGGCATCAAGAAGAAGAAAAAGATACGATCAAAGGTCGACTCAGACTGGAGAGAGTACTATGGGTCAAGCCCAGAATTAACTTCAGACGTAATCAAACTAGGCACCGAAAACTTCACCAGAGAAATACTTTTTTATTGCAACTCCAAATCGGAATGTAGTTACATCGAAGCAAGAGAGCAATTTTCAAGAAGAGTGTTGGAATCACGAGATTATTACAATGGCCACATACAAGTGCGTGTGCATGGCTCTCATATAATAGACAAACTGTAAGGCAACGATTAAGACACTGTGTTGGGCGACGTGGCTCAACCCCATTGAGGATTGGTGAGATACCCAATTCGGACTTGGGCGTCAAAGGCAATTGCTAACTTAAGGCAACAAATGGTCGGGGCTATGTGAAAAAGATACAACCCCAGCTTATAGAACTTGGATCTATATCGGGTTACTAGGGTTCCGTTGATACGTGAAGCTTGAGTAGGGGGTACCGGTCAACCGCCTCCGTGTAGGAAACTACAATCTCATTATGATAGATGACTGCTATACTCAGATAATGGCGTTTTTTGTTCACCGTGCATACGGTGAACTATGACCACGTAATCTAGATAATAGCTTAAATCGCTTCGCTCAAGAGTTAAAAAAACATTGACGAGCAAAGCGAGTCAATAGAACTTCGTTAGAAGTTCTTGAATGTGTTAGACAAATGTATCTGGCCAATCACGAAATAATGCATGTTGTATTGTTCCCGACACAAATTGATTGAATGACTTGTGTTTGGCTTCTAGTTCTCCTTCGAGAGGAGCAACACGTTTAAATGCACTGTCCATTTGAGCCATGTCCTTGAACTCCATGAGTATCATCCATTCAGGCATGTCTGCGATTGATCTAAATCCCATCTTGCATCTAGTGATGCGATAGTCCTCCATCCGGCCTTCTGATTTCAAATGATCAAAAAAGCTCTTCATACCGTTGACCCAGTCTAAGTCTGAGATGTCGCCTTCTTTGTCTGCCCAAATTGTGTAAATGTCTGCCATGTTATAGTGGTCCTAGTATTTCAAAACCTTCAAGGTCCTGTTTGTACAGGTGAGCTTGATCCAAGTACAAGTACTCAAATCCACGCTCTCTGTAGATTGCACATTCTGTTTGTAAACTTGAAATTCCCAAACGTAATCGGGGCTTGCGATAGTTCCAAGCAAATTGTGCGGCTAATAAATTTTTGTCGTCATAACGTTTCATCATGGAGAACGCTACCAGTTCGCCTTGATCCCTGTAGCCAATAAGATCCATGCCTGGTTCTGTGAACTGGCTGTCAAACAAGGGCATCACACTGCCAAAGTGTTTGTAGATACAGTAGGTTCTGTAGATGTCTTGCAGTTCTGCAATGTTGGGTTCAGTGATGTAGAACCAATCTACCCGGGGTTGATAAGTTGTTTTTTCTAAATTGATTCTGGCAAACTGGTAAGTCACTTGCGAGGATCCTCTCTGTGTTGAAATAGTGCTGTGAGATAGTCTTCTGGCCAAGAATCATAAAATCCCTTGTGAGCCATCATGTGTGCTTTGGTGTTAAGATCGCTTAGACTTTGTACCAGTGCCAGAGCATATGTGCCTTGATTCATGCAGATACCATTTACAATTTCTTGGTCAGCAGGATGATCTTCTAAGGTCAGCAAGTCAGCAGCCAGCAAAAAATCTTGATTGGCATGATCTAAACTGGCAGCAAATAATTCATGTGGCCATTCCACAGGATCGTAAACATATATAACAACCTCTTTGTTGCCCATGCCGTGTCGGGCACGATTCTTGAGATCAAAATACGGATCACTACCAATGAACACATCGTAGCTGTTTTTGAGCCGCGAACTGCGAGCATAAGGACAAGGCGGAAAGCCGCCCAGCGCAGGATGTGGAACTTCTACAAAGTTCACAATCCACTGCTCAATATCTCGTTTGACTTGTTCAATGTCCATTAGAAGAATGGTAATTTGCTAGATTTAGTTGTGTCTAAGTTGTCTTTGATCAGTTCACTGACCATTTGCCGTTCTTGATGACTCATGTTCATGACATCATCATAACTGGCGCCGCCACGCATGTACCAAGACATTTTTAACCCTTGACGTTTTAAGTCATTGGCCTCCTGGTCCATTCTGTCAATCATAGCAGAAATCTGCTCAGCTGATGCGGTCAGGAGGCGGCTTCGAAAAAACTTGCTTGATCCAGATTCATTGATTGTTCGTATTCATTGCTACAATTGGTACACACAATTTTAACAGGTTTCAAATCACTGGCAACTCTGAGCTCAATCACACGATCACGTATTTTGCTGAACAAGTTGCGATCGCAGTTGTTTAAAAACTCTTGAATAAACTCGGGCTCTGTTACCAGGGCCTGCGGAGTTCTGATGCTGGCAATGCTGAATTTCATGGCATCTACTGTGAGCTCAGTGATGCGTTTTAGCGCGGCATTGAGTTTTTGTATTTTTTCATCATCGGGCAAGTCTGATCCTGGGATAGCTCGAATCATGCGCTGTTCCTCAAACTGCATTTGATTGGTGTTGTTTTGATTCTTGTAAGACACTGGCTGAAACGCAATTTCCAAATCACCGTGGGTGATAGTTTGAGTGTAGTCAGGTGACGAAATCTGGTCCAACATGTTGCGCAGATCAATTTCGTATTGCTCTTCAGTTTGACATTTTGGGCAAGTGGTACTGATGCCCATGTTATGCCCATAACTAGCAATACGAATAGCAATCAAAATAGCATTGACATCAAGCCCGGGTGCTGACCATGCATTTTTAATGTTGGGAATACAGCTTTGAATCACAGAAATCACAGCTTGCCCGTTAAACAAGGCATCGGGTGTGCGATAGGTAATTTCGTCTATGGCAGTCATGGGCAACACAGGCAGTTCGCGATTTTGTGTCATTGCAAGATCGCCTTCGGGCCAGAAATTACCATCGCTTGGCAGTCGTAGATAGATTGCTGGTTGTCTAAAAAAATGTCTCAGCGGGTTAGCAGTTTGGGTCATTTTGCACCTATAAATATACTTCTACTTATAGGTAATACACCATGGCCGACACAAATGCACAGATGGAAGAACTAGCTCGAATACTTGAACAAGTAAATTACGATATGGCTCAGTTTGGCAAACTGCAAAAACAAACTGCCGACGACATGCGTGATGCTGAATTTAAAGAGGCGACCAAATTCCTTGGTGGAGGTATCAACAATGCCACCAAAGGCATGGAAAAATTTGGCGATGCTGCCGGTTATGTGGCAGGCGCTGCAATGTCGGCAGGCAAAGCCATGCTGGAGGGTAAAAAAGGTGCGGCAGCGTTTAACGAAAGCATTGACGGCATGGCCCAGGCAGCAACAGCAGCCGCAGTAGCACTGGCCTTGATGAATCCGTTTGGCAAAGTAGTAGGTTTGCTAATTGCAGGAGTTACAGCCGCAGTTGGTGCTGTGGCTGCTTACACCAAAGCTGCCAACACCATGGCAGACCAGTTGTACAAAACATACTCGGGTCTTAGCAAAGCAGGTGCTGGTGCTAGTGACGGTATGACTGGTGTGTACAAAGGAGCCAAGAAGTTAGGTTTGTCAATGAACGAACTTGACGGATATGTATCATTGGTTGCAGCTAGTAGTAAAGATTTAGCTCTATTTTCTGGTTCAGTATTTGAAGGTCGACAAAGACTAGAAGACATAGGCGGAGCCCTTGAAGGCAGTAGAGAAGACTTCCTAAAAATGGGCATGAGCATGACTGACATGACCGAAGGCACGTTAGGATACTTAAAAATACAAACACGCTTGGGGCAAAGTCAAAACAAAACCACAGCAGAACTTGCCGAAGGTGCTAAAAAATATTTGGTTGAACAAGATGCCCTAAGCAAGCTAACTGGTCAGACACGCAAGGAAATGGAAGATCAGCGTGAGCGTGCTTTGCAAGGCGAGCAGTTTGCGGCCAAGATTCGTCAGTTGCAGTTAGAAGGCAACGATAAGGCAGCTCAAGAACTGCTAAAAATGAATTCAATCTACGAAGCAGCTGGACCTAAGATGGCAGCGGCTTTTCAAGCATCAGTTACAGGTAACCTAAGCAATGCTGATGCACAAGCAGCCAACTTGGCCAGTAATGGAGCCATGCTAGAGACCACACAAAAAGTTATTGCTGGTCAAATGAGTTATACTGATGCTGTGACCATAACTGGTACAGCCATGGGCAAGACAGCAGACTCAGTGGGTGTGGTACTGGGACAGTTCGGAGCATATAATGAGAGTTTTGGACCAATCAATGAGCAGTTGAAACTAGCACAGTTGGCTCAAGGTGATATCACAGCTAACATGGCCAAGATCAAAGAGGATCAGAAGAAGATATTAGAAGGTGGTGTTGATCCAATGCTGGCATCGCAAGCAGAGTTGATTAAAAAACAGATTGATGCCAACAAGGCCATGGATGACTTTATTGTCAAAGGCATTGGCCCAGCACAAGCGGCCATGAAGAAACTGGCCGACCTTACCATAGCAGGAGCAAACAAACTTAATGAACTAACTCCGGGCGGTAAGGCTATGACTGACAGCACCAAAGGCAACATTGCAGGCGCAGTTGCTGGTGGTGTTGTTGGTAATTATGCTGGCAAAAAAGCCGCTGGCTATGTCACTAGCAAAGTAGTAGGCAAGGCACTTGGCGGTGCCATTGGTGGTATAGCTGGATCAGTAGTACCAGGTGCTGGTACTATTTTAGGCGGAGTTGCCGGTGCGGTCATTGGTGATTATATTGGCGAATGGATGGGTAAGACCTTTTTTGGCGGCGAAGATGCCCCAGTAGCACCAGAACCAGAGGCTAGAGCAATAGGAGGCCCTGTTACCCCTGGTAAAACTTATAAAGTTGGAGAGAAAGGTGAAGAATTATTCACTCCTAACGTAGCCGGAAACATCATACCCAACAACAAACTGTCAGGAATGACCAGTGGAAGCAACATGGCCAATCCGGCAGCATCTGACAGTATAAAATCTTTAGTAGCATCGCTCACAGTAGTATCCAAGTCCATGACCACAGGGTCTAGAGAAATGGATGATGCATTTGATGAAATAGCCAAAGATTCAGTAAAACTAGAACGACTTACAGATGCAGACACAAAACGTGCTGAAAAATACAGTATAGCATACAAGAGTTATGTGGATCTCAAAACTCAGTTGATGGATCTAGAGACTCCAGATATCAAAGCACAGATTGATATTCTACAACAAAAAGCAGCAGCCGCTGGAGCATCTGCTACTGGTGGAGCACCTGGAGGCACAGGAATGAAAATGCCAGCCGCAGGAAACATGCCTGCCATGGGTGGCGGCCAAGGCGTTGCTGGCGGGGTAGCATCTCAGCAAGATCTAACCAAGATGGGACTCAAGCTCAAACAAGGTGATGTGCAGGCCGAAGGCAGTAAAATTGATCCCAAGATTATTGAACTAGCACAGCAAGTGCAGGCCAACATGCCTAACTTTGCTTACTTCTCTGGATTTAACGACAAGTTTCACCAGGAAAAATCTCCCAGTAGTAGCCATACCACAGGCCGTGCCATGGACTTTGCACTGTCAAAACAGCCCTCAGTAGAAGAAGGCAAAGAAATTACAAAATGGCTCAAAAGCATGGGTGCCAGCGTAGCCATTGATGAATACAACAACCCCAGTTCAAAAGCCACAGCAGGTCATATTCATGCACAGATTCCTGGCTATGCAGATGGCGGTCTTGCATCAACCCCACAGATTGCCATGGTGGCAGAAAAAGGTCCAGAGGCAATGATTCCTTTGGACAACGGGGCAATACCTATCAACTTAGAAATGCCAGACGTGAAAAAGATGTTTGAAGGTATGATGCAAAGCATGAAAGATGCACCTGAGCGTGAAGTTACTGCGGTAGCATCATCAGACAACAGAGCAATGACTGAACTGGTCAACGTCATGCGAGAGCAAACAGAACAGCTTATAAATGCAATGTCAGACATGATCAGAGAGCAAAAGAACTCGGTTAGTGTACAGGAAAGAATACTGCAAACTTCCATGTAATCACGGTAAATAACTTACTATGGCAGAAAAACAATCCCCCGGCTGGAAAAAATATTTCAAAGTGGCTGACACCACTGGTCAGTTAGGTCCAATTTCAGGACGCTACGCTGACGGCTTTCCGGGCTACGGCAAAAACAACGGCACCGATAACTACCCTGCAGACATGGTTTATCGTAACTATGCCAGCCGTTTGCCAGAAGTATACTCAGGTCATCCCAACCGTATTGAACGTTATAACCAGTACGAGAACATGGACATGGACTCAGAAATCAATGCATGCTTGGACATCATTGCTGAGTTTAGTACGCAACTAAACGAACAAAACGGCACACCGTTTGAAGTAAAATATTCAGACACGCCTACTGATCACGAGATTGACATCATCCGTAAACAGTTGCAACAGTGGACAAAACTAAACAAACTAGATCAGCGTATCTTCAAGCTGTTCCGCAATACCATCAAGTACGGCGATCAGATCTTTGTACGTGATCCAGAAACATTTGAAATGATGTGGGTGGACATGAGCAAGGTAGCTCGTGTGATTGTGAACGAATCAGAAGGCAAGCGTCCTGAACAGTATGTGATCCGTGACATCAATCCCAACTTTCAGAACATGACTGTGGCAGCCAAGACCACCACAGACTACATGACCAATCCTGTGACAGGCACAATCTCGGGTGCCGCCAACTACACCATGCCCAATGGCGGCACAGGTGGTGGTGTGGGCAACAGCAGATTCATGCAGGCCATGAACGAAGTTTGCTTGGATGCCAAGCACGTGGTGCACATGAGCCTGAATGAAGGACTTGATGTGTTTTGGCCGTTTGGCAAAAGCATCTTGGAAAACATCTACAAAGTGTTCAAGCAGAAAGAACTGCTGGAAGACTCAATTCTTATCTATCGTGTGAGTCGTGCTCCTGAACGACGCATCTTCAAGATTGACGTGGGCAACATGCCTAGTCACTTGGCCATGCAGTTTGTGGAACGCATCAAGAACGAAATGCACCAGCGTAGAATTCCTACCACTACTGGTGGTGGACAGAACATGATGGATGCTAGTTACAATCCACTCAGCATCAACGAAGATTACTTCTTTCCACAAACAGCAGACGGTCGTGGTTCAAGCGTGGACACCTTGCCAGGCGGTCAAAACCTAGGCGAAATTGACGACTTAAAGTATTTTAACAACAAAATGGCTCGTGGTCTGCGTGTGCCGTCAAGCTATTTGCCCACTGGTCCAGACGACTCGGGCAAGACATTTGACGACGGAAAAGTAGGCACAGCCCTTATTCAAGAGTACAGATTCAATCAGTATTGCGAACGTTTACAGGCGTTAATATGCCAAAAATTAGACGACGAATTCAAGATGTTCATGAAATGGCGCGGGTTTAACATAGACTCTAGCCTGTTTAACATCAAGTTTAATGCACCTCAAAACTTTGCAAGTTACCGTCAGAGCGAACTGGATAACACACGTATTCAGGCATTTACCAGCATGGAACAACTGCCATACATGTCAAAACGCTTTATGCTAGAACGCTTCTTGGGATTGACTGAAGACGAAATCAAGAAGAACGAAGAAATGTGGCGTGAAGAACGTGATTCACCAGAGATGAAACCCACAACAGGACAAGATCTACGATCAGTAGGCATTACTCCTGGTGCGTTAGAAACAGACATTCAAACAGGCGAAGACATTGGCCAGATGACACCTGATGGCGGCATGGGCGGAATGCCTGGTGCTGTGCCTCCTGCTCCTGGCGGTATGCCTGGCGGCGCCGCACCTCCTCCAGTATAAATACGTCCATGTTACTAACAGAATTTTGGCATAAAGAACCTGAAGCATATCAGGATGTTGCACAAGACAACAGCCAGCCTCAAATTGGCGACCTGCGCAAAAGTCGCCTTACCTTGCGTCAGTTAAACAAACTGCGCAAGATGAATGATGTACGAGCCTATGAGTACAAAGAAAAACTCAAACTTGTTCGTCAACAATACTCACCCCCAGCCGCACCTCCAGTATAAACGGCATTTATTGTCGTTTTGACCCCATAAACCACCTATATTTCATCTAGTGTGTAAATAACAACACACTTTACCTATAGGAGTTTTTCATATGAACCGTTTTGAACAATTGATTGAATATGTGATCAATGATGACGAGCAAAAAGCTCGCGAACTATTCCACGACATCGTTGTGGAAAAAAGCCGCCAGATCTACGAAGACATCATGGCTGAAGAAGCCGAAGAAATCGAAGAAGGCGCAGACGAAGAATTAGACGAGATGGACATGGGTGGTGACGCCAGTAATGATCTAATCGACGACGTGGAAATGGAAGAAGAATCTGACATGAACATGGAAGCCGAAGGCGACGATGCGGAGTTTGACGACGAAGCAGAAGAAGACGGCGAAGATCTTACCAAAGACATGGAAATGGACAATGATGAGTTCGGCGGCGACAGCGATGAGCCAGCTACCAAAGACGACATCATGAATTTAGAAGACAAACTAGACCAGTTAATGGCCGAGTTTGAAGACCTCATGGGCGGCAACGACGACATGGGTGACATGGACGGAAATGGCGACATGATGGGTCCTGATGAAGGCGGTGACGCTCTTGAAATGGACGACACAGAAGAAATGGGCATGATGGAAGCCGTGAGCTTAAAAGCAGCCCCAAAGCCAGTAACTGGTGAGCAAGGTGCTTATTCCAAGAGCCCAGTTGCAGCCAATGCAGGCGCTAAAGGTCCTATCGGCAACACAGTTAAGCCTGTACACGCTGGTGGCGAAATGGGTGGCAAGCATGACACTTCTGCTTACAGCAACAACACAAAAGATCTCATCGGCGACTTCCAGAACAAAGCTGGCGCTAGCATGAAAGATCAAAAGCCTGCTACTAAGCCGCACTTGGGCCAAGCATCAGGTGTAAACACAAAGTCTCCAGTAGCTAGAGGCTAATTTGAAATGAAGACGCTAAGAGAACAACTTACCTTTAATCAGGCTAACATCCAAGTGTTGGAGGAATCCGACATGAGTGGAGGTAAGAATCTCTATCTTAAAGGCATTTGTATTGAAGGCAACAAGCGCAATGCAAATGAACGTGTCTATCCTTTACACGAGATATCTAAGGCAGTTAATACTATTAATCAACAGATTAAAGAAGGTAACTCCGTTTTAGGTGAAGTGGATCACCCAGATGATTTGAAGATTAACTTGGATCGTGTGTGCCACAGCGTTGAAGGCATGTGGATGGATGGAGACGCTGGATGCGGCAAACTTAAAATTTTGCCAACTCCAATGGGAGAATTGATCAAGACGTTGCTACAATCTGGTGTTAGACTAGGTGTATCAAGCCGTGGAAGCGGCAACGTTGATGACAGAACAGGACATGTAAGTGACTTTGAAATTGTCACTATAGATGTGGTTGCACAACCCAGTGCTCCGAATGCTTATCCTAAAGCAATTTACGAAGGACTCATGAACATGAAGTACGGACATAGATTGCTTGAAGTGGCTCGCGAATCTGGGCATAACAACAAAGTGCAGAGATATCTCAAAGATGAAGTCAAAAAGCTCATCAGAGATCTCAAAATATAAGGAGAACCAGGCATGTTAGATGCTATCAAACCATTGCTAGATAGTGACCTGATCACCGAGGAAACTCGCATGGAGATTAATGAAGCTTGGGAAACCAAGCTAAATGAAGCTCGTGAACAGGCTCGTGTAGAACTCAGAGAAGAGTTTGCACAACGCTACGAGCACGACAAGTCAGTAATGGTGGAAGCCCTTGACAAAATGGTAACAGAAGGTCTCGCCGCAGAGATTCAAGCCGTGGCTGCTGAAAAGCAAGCATTGGCTGAAGATCGCGTCCGTTTCCAACGCAAGATGAACGAATCAGCAACGAAGTTTAACGGCTTCTTGGTTAGTAAACTTGCAGAAGAAATTGGCGAATTGCGTAAAGATCGTAAAATGCACACTGAAGGTCTAGCCAAGCTAGAAAACTTCATGGTGCATGCATTGGCTCGTGAGATCCAAGAGTTTGCCGCAGACAAACGTGACGTAGTGGAAACAAAAGTCCGCCTCGTTCGTGAAGCCCGTAGCAAGCTGGAAGGATTGAAAGCACGTTTCGTAAAAGAAAGTGCAGACAAAATGAGTCAAGCTGTTAGCCGTCACTTGAAGGCTGAACTTACACAATTGCAAGAAGACATTAAAGTTGCTCGCGAGAACAATTTTGGTCGTCGTATCTTTGAAGCGTATGCAAGCGAATTTGGTGCTACTCACTTGAATGAGAAAGCCGAAGTCCGCAAGTTATACTCTGCATTGTCCCGCAAGGACCAGCAATTGGCGGAAGCCATCAAACTCACACAAAAGGCGAAAGTCGTTGTGGAGAGTAAAGAACGCGAACTGCGTATGATCAAAGAATCCAACGAGCGTGACAGCACGATGGAAATGTTGCTTTCTCCCTTGAACAAGGAAAAGCGCGATGTCATGCGTAATTTGCTCGAAAGCGTTCAAACTTCACGTTTGAAAAACGCATTCGAAAAGTATCTACCAGCAGTGTTGGAAGACCGCTCTGTGAAAGCTTCTAAAGTGATCACAGAAAATGTTTCCTCAGTTACCGGTGATAAGACTGTTCCTACCCAAAACGTTGATCAAGAAGATCGCAGCAATGTGATCGACCTCAAGCGTCTGGCTGGACTGTAATTTAAATTTTTAGGAGACTTAAATGTCAGAACCATTGTTAGAAAGTCGCTGGGGCGAAACCAAAGAAGCATTGCTCGAAGGTTTGAACGGTACCCGTCGCAATTCCATGAGTGTGATCCTTGAGAACACACGCAAGTACTTGAAAGAAAATGCATCTGCAGGTTCTACAAGTTCCGGCAACATTGCCACATTGAACCGCGTGATTCTTCCCGTGATTCGACGTGTTATGCCAACCGTTATCGCTAACGAGTTGGTTGGTGTTCAGCCAATGACTGGTCCAGTTGGTCAAATTCACACTCTGCGTGTACGTTATGCACAGAGCTTGACTGATTCTTCTGCTGCCGCAACTAGCGTTACAGCTGGCCAAGAAGCATTGAGCCCATTCACTATTGCTACTGCATACTCTACAGTACCAAAAGACACAGCAACAGCAACAGCTTACACTGGTGGCAACACAGCTACCATGGAAGGTAACGGCGGTAAGCAAATTTCCGTCCAAATCTTGAAGCAAGCTGTTGAAGCCAAGACTCGCAAATTGCAAGCTCGTTGGACATTTGAATCTGCACAAGACGCACAAGCCATGCACGGTATTGACGTTGAAGCAGAAATCATGGCTGCTTTGGCTCAAGAGATTACAGCTGAGATCGACCAAGAGATTCTCTTGTCACTACGTTCTTTGGCTGCTACTGAGTTCACATACAACCAAGCTACCGTTTCTGGTACAGCTACATTCGTTGGTGACGAGCATGCCGCATTGGCTGTTTTGATCAACCGTGTTGCTAACTTGATCGCCCAACGTACACGTCGTGGCGCTGGTAACTACGCTGTTGTATCTAGTGCCGCATTGACAGTGTTGCAATCTGCAACTACTTCTGCCTTTGCACGTACTACAGAAGGTACATTTGAAGCTCCTACAAACACTAAGTTTGTTGGTACATTGAACGGCGCTATGCGTGTGTTCGTTGACTCTTATGCTAGCGACACAACACCTGTGTTGGTTGGTTATAAAGGTTCTTCAGAAGCTGACGCTCCTGCATTCTACTGCCCATACATTCCATTGATGAGCAGTGGTGTTGTATTGGATCCAACAACATTCGAACCAGTTGTGTCATTCATGACACGTTATGGTTACATCGAACTAACTAACACTGCATCATCTTTTGGTAATGCTGGTGACTACGTTGGTGAGATTGCTGTTTCCAACTTGTCTTTCTCCTAATCAGAGATTGCACTCAAATCAAAAA